AGTATACGGCGCGACATACCATTTGCCCGCGCCCATTACGACTTTTTCGGTTTCTCCCGTCATTATTGATTCCTCCCTCTGATTACAATCTCATAATAAGCGATCCGGATATGCCGGTCGCCATCCTGCATCCATCCGCCGCCAGAGCGGATACTGGTCGTGACCGTATCGGTCAGCGGCACGTCGCCGAGCGTGACGAGCGCAGAATCGAGCTTGTTCTCGATTTCAAGCGCGCGTTTCATGCTGTCGGCAACAATCGTCGCCTTGATACGCGCCGTGCGCTTCGCTTTGTCGTACGACAGCGTGTTCATATCGTAAAGCACGCATTCGCCACTGTAGCCGGTGCGATTCGCGATCAGCGGAATCGGCTGAATACATTTCCGCATTTCTGCGATAAAGCTTCTCATGGTGTTTTGCCTCCCACGATGCTTCGGAAGATCTGCATAACGCGCTCCCGCTTTTCGTCGACCGCTTCTTCGAGAAAAGGCTGCGGCTGGTTGCCTTTTGTCGAATAGAAATTGCCGGCGCTGTTGCGATACGTCCACGGAACATCTTTTCTGCCCAGGCCGGTTCGCGAATACAAGCCTGTGCCCTCATGGACATAAACGGCGTATTCCAGCGGCGATCCGACTGTGCCCTTGGCAGTTCCTTCTTCCGCCGCATCAACTCTGTACGAGATACTCTGGCGAAGCGGCACTGTTTCGCCGCTTTCTCCGTTTCCCTTCGGGCATTTTCCTTTTGCCGCGCTTTCGATCTCGGCGCAGCTGAGCAGCATTGCTTGACGGATTCGATCGGCAAACTGCGTCTTCATCGCCTGTATGCCCTGCGCAAATTCGGCGGTGTTTACAGTGATTTTCATTTTTCCACCGCCGTTTCCAGCGCATCGTCGCGTTTAAGATACAGAGTGTTGAATCGTCTGCCCTGTACGACGTACGTCACGCGGAAGCCGGCGAAGCGGTCGCCGGTCTGGACGCTGTCGCGCGTTACCGCTGTATGCGTCGAATCGATGCGCAGGATCTGATTCAGCTCGCTGACGCTGCCGTTTGCCACCGATATTGCCGCCCGAATGCTGCCCGCGGGCTTCCATTCGGCGATCTGCTCGTTCAGCTCGTTCATTCGGATGGATTTCCGCTCGAGCGTGTATTTCTGCATCCGCTGGATCATAGGATTTTTACCCTCCGGTATCGGTACATACTCCGCTTCATTGCGTCCGGATAATCACTCATGAGGCTCTCGCTCTGGCCGGAGAATGACTGGGCGGACAGCCCCTCCGCGCCGAGCTGATTTAGGCGATACATCGTCATCTGCAAAAGCAACCCGTCCGCCGCCTCGGGCACATCCGAGCGATTGCAGATTGCTAAAAAATCCTGCTCGGACAGATCCAGCAGGATTTCAAGCATATCGATGTTTATGTTCGGATTCAGGGTTTCCAGCTTATCGAGCAGATCGCTCTGTCGTTCTCCGGTCATGGTTTTTCCTCCCTTAGGACGCGGCTGCGGTCTTCGCGTCAGAAGTTACGGCAGCATAACCCTTGACGTTCGCGCGAACGGTAATCACATCGCCGGTATCGACGCTCGGCAGCGTATAGTTCCAGCTTGTGCCGGATACAACCGCCTTGCCGCTCTCCACGCCGTTGATCATCACGGTAACGGCCGCGCCGCTTGCGCAGGTGCCCGCGAGAGATACGTCCGTGCCCTTTACAACGGACGCGGTCGTAATGGTCGGCTTCGTGCCGGCAGGCGCGATGATCACGCACTCATTGGCATCCGTGAACGCAACCACGCCCACCTGTCGACCGTACAGGATGTTCTTGCGCAGGTTCTTGTCGCGATCCTGTTCGGTAGAAACGCTCTTTTTCCTGAAGTACGTGACCGCCTTCTTCGTCGCGACGATAATGCAGTCGTTCGGGATGAGCTTGTCACCGATCACGGGCACGCCCGCGACGGTGCCGATATAACCGGTTCTGGAGTAGCCCTCGGAATATTTCAGATCGTCCTTCAGCGCCTTGCGGAGCTTGCCGCGCATCTCCGGATTGCACAGCGCGTACAGGGTAAGCTCATCCTCGCGTTCTTTGTTGAACTTGGCGATTGCGTCTACGAACTCGTCGAAGCCGACGGTGCTGCCGCTGGCGACGGAAACATACTGGGTCGCGTTCCAGTACTCGTCATTTACCTTTTTGTTCAGCTTGTTGACCAACGCTTCGCTCAGTTTGGTCACGCCCGCGTCCACGAGATACGGGTCGGTCATCTCGTCTTCATCGGTATAGACAAAGCGCGCCTGGGTGGTTCCGACAACGTACTCGCGCGTCGCATAGGACATTTCGATGGACTGGGTATTGCCCTCGCCCTCCTTCACGTCCTGCGCTTCGCCGGTCGCGAGATATACGTTGATCTTCTTCGTCATGCCCGCCGCTTCGGTCAGGCTGTCGTCCACGGTAACATAATCCAGCATGGACAGCTTTGTTTCGAGCTGATCCTTCAGCCGATTTTCGAGGACGAAATTCTCATATCTGATATTTGCCATTGATTATCCCTCCGTCATTTTTTTGTAGGTGTCCGGGTCGGTTTGATAAAGCTCCTGCTGCTTTGCCAGCGGGAGCTTGCGGAAATCCTCGCGCGTCATGCTCGGTGGATTTCCCTTTTCCGGCGGCTTGCCGGCAATGCGCGCCTTGAAATCCTTTTCCTGTGCCGCGCGGTATGCAGTCTCAAACGTGTCCAGACGCGATTTCATTTCCGCTTCATCGTCCGTCAGCGCGATCACGTCCGCGAGCGTAGGATCAAGCCCGCGCGCGGAAAGCTCGGTCATCACCGAGTGACGCGTCCGGAATTGCGTCAGCTCCGCGATCTGATCCTTCAGCCCCGAGATTTCCTCGTCCTTCTCAGCGATCGCGCGTTCCTGTTCGCCGAGATTGCTCAGGCTGAGCTTCTTCTCATACTCGCGCTTCTGCTTCGCAAGCGCCTGATTTACGCGCTTATCGGCTTCCGACTGGATGAGCTTCATAACCTCTTCCGCGGTATACGTCTGCGCGGCGCCGCCGTTGCCGCCTTTGTCCTGCGGCTCATCTCCTTCACCATCGGGAGCGTCCTCCGCGAACAGCTGAAGATTCATGCGCCATTTGGTTTCCTGATTTTCCATTTTGATCTCCTTTCGCCCGTCCTGCATCTTTCGGCAGTCCGCGCCTGTGTGGTCGATTGTTCTTTTACGCCCGCCCCCGCCAAAAAGGGCATACAAAAAGCCGCATCGTTTTCGATGCGGCTTGGTGCCGTGATGATTACTATATTCCCCTGATCGTCACGTGTTCAAAGCAGTCTTTATCTTTGCACCACGTTTCTCCAGACGTCTCATATATCTCAGTCTTAAGTTCGCCCTTGCACACAGGGCATACTCGTTTTGTTTTTCCCGTATACATAACGTCCGCTATTGCCCTTATGCACTCCATTTCCTGTTCGAACGAGAGTTTAATAGCCATACAAAATCCTCTTCATCGTTTCATTCAGTTTAATCACTACACCAGCTTCTTTCGCTCGTTCAAGCGCATCCAATACCAAATCGCGTCTTTCTTCATCTGTAAGCCCAGGTGCTATTTTTGCAGCTGTATAACTTGCTCGGAATTCATCATTCCATGAATTCCGGCTTAGTTTAGTGCCTCTATGCATCCGGTGCCCATAATATTCATGTGCTAATACTGCCCTCATACTCATTCTATCACGTGGATGTGTGCTTGTCAAGTCTGGCATCACATTTCCTGCAACGATTACGACATCACGGCTATCTAAATAGCCGGTCGTTCCGAATGGTTCGAATATGAATTTTTCTGGCGATGCCTGAATGCTTTTTATCGCACTTAGAACCTCCTTTTTTTCGTCTTCAGACAGTTGATGATTTCTCCCTCGTCTTCCTCCTCCAGCCATTTCCCGTTCCTGTTTGTTCGACTGTAGGTGCCTGATCATGTTCACTTCACTTTCAATCTTATTCTCTGTTATAGCCTTCTGTTCAAGTTTCTCTGGCAGCTTGACTTCGCCGTCCGCTTCTTCGCCCTCGCCGGTGCAGGGTACGTTTTCGCCCGGCAGCTCAACGACCGCCACCCAGACGCAGCGGCACCTCGGATGTGCCGGCATTGGCGGCGCGTTTTCGATATGCCAGACCTTATTCGCGCGTGCTTTGCAGATTTCGCATTCCCGCCCATCCTCGGGCGCGATGCTCCATCGGACTTTCCCGATTCCGGCGCTTTTGTAGCGCTGCTTTGCCGCGCCGTTCATCACGTACGCCGCTTCGGTTTGCACCAATCGGGACGCGTCGTTATAACCGACGCTGAAATCCTGCATCAGCTGATACTTGATATCGCCCAGGCTGCGTCCGCTGACCAGCATATCCTCCATGCCCGATCGGATACGTTCCGCAAGCGTCGCGGTGTTTTTCCAGATTCTCGCCGAGAACGATTCGCCCGACCATGCGGTATTGATCAGCGACAATGCGTCGCCGCTTGC